ACAGTTATTTTCTTTTGACGGCTTGTCAACAGTTTGTTTAGTATCAACATTGTGTTCGCTTAGGAACTTAACCTTTTCAGGATCTTTATACTCCCAAGGACCTGCATTAACGGTCATCTCATCAAATAGTGGAGTCCATTCGATAAAATAATTTGGTAGTACAGTCTTTAAATGCTCACCAAACTCTACTACTTCCCAGAATCTTTCATCGTGCATAAGCATTTTGCTAGACAAATAGTTTACCTTGTTACATAAGAATAAACTGTTTTTCTCGTAGACCTTCTTATCTGAAAACTCAACGTGAAAACTGGCAACAATGTCATCAAACAAATGATAATGTTTCTTCCACCATGCCAACGGTCGACTTAGATTAGTGTTTACAGCGATAGTACAGTTAGGAAGCTCTTTACGTAACCATTCGCAGACTGGAATAAAGTTACGCCATGCTGTAGGTTCTCCTCCACTAAAAAAGAATTTAAAGTCTTGATAACCTTCGGTTTTATATTTAGAAATGATTGTATCTAAATTATAAAGATACGTACTTAGATTACCGTTGTTAGATTCAGTACCGCTCCAGTTGCCCGGATTACAGTAACTACATTTAAAGTTGCAGTAATTATTTACTTGCCAAGTTACTGCAAGATATTTGGTCTTTACAACAATTTCAATTAACTCTTTGCCCATTCATACACCTCTTTTAATTCTGGAATTACATCTAATAGTTTTTCTTTTCTATGCATATCTACTTCATCATTATATTTAATAAATTCTTGAATGCCACCTTTATTGGGTTCGCCACGCATTAGTGTATAAACCACAGTTTTGAAGGAATTCTTTAAATCTCTATTAAATGCATACTTTTCCATCGACTTAATGTAGCGTGGAATAAGTTTTTCTTTGGCTATTTCTGGTAGGATCATAATGTTAGCATACCACGGATCACTTAACAAATTAAACCTAGGATTAGGTGGACGTTTTGGATTATCAATTACCAATAGGCCTTGTTCAATTAAACTGTCAAAGAAATCAGGGAATGTATGTACATTCCAGTTACTTATAGTAGGAGTAATCTGGAAGTCTGCATGGGGAACGTCTTCTCGCAATTTCTTAATGTTCTTAATAGTCTTTTCCCAGTCAGTGCCGTTACGTATAACTTCAGCTTGAGGGCCGCCTGCATCTAAACTTGCCCAAATTTTTAAATTAGGAAACTTCTTCCATAATTTAATCAGATCTCTATTTTTATATTTTAATACACTAAAATTTGTAGTGTAAGTTAATTCTATTTGATCTGTTAATTTGTTTTCAATCCAATAGTCCAAGCACTCATAATGTTCAGGAGTGATGATAACTTCGCCGCCGGCAAAGTATACTTCAGTAACATCTTTAAGATAAGGTTTAAGTTTAGTCATAAACAGTTGGTCTTCGTTAGAGTTAACCACAATAGACTTCATGCCAAAGTGTTTCTCTAACTGATCCATACCCCATTTTTTCTTAACATATTCTTGAGCCCACTGGCTACTGCATCCTGGGCCGCAACTACGACATTTCATGTTACACAAATTACTAAAGCGAATGTCCATATAACGCATTTCAAAATTATCAATGCTACCGTCTTTATTAGTAGCTTCAATCATATCAATATATTCAAATCCCCTACGTTTATTATGACTTTGACGCATTGTCCAAGTACCCAACAACTCTACATCATTACAACGTTTGCACTCTGGACTAGGTTTATCTTCTAGCATATCTCGTCTCAAGCGTTTGAAATCCTCACTGTTCATCATTTGAATAATAGATTCATCTGACTTAATCTTTGCAACGGGTTTACTGCTGTCTGCAACGCAACAGGGCATTACATTTCCATTAGGCCAAGAATGGAAATGTATCCAAGGAAGTACACAGAAATGTTTTCCTTCTTTGATTAAATGTTTTACGTCATACATATTATTCTTCTAACTCCTGCAATCTTTCTAGTTCGGGAAACGTTTTAAAAAAATCTTCTTTTCTTAATATGTCTTGAGATCGTGTGTGCTTAAAAAATGTATCTTTACTGTCTTTCCATGTATTGTCCTGGTCGGCAAAACTTATGGCATCATTGATCAATCTAGTTAAGCCTGGAAACTCTGCCCCGTGGCTTTTAACAAGATCTAATGCAGACGACTTGGCTAATAGTTTTAATTCTTTAGGCAGACTCTTAGCACTATAATAACTAGGATGTACTGCTAGATACAAGCTATTGTACCAATCATTGGTTTGTACAATGTTTTTGCTCTTTAAGTAATTGTAAAATTCCCCAAGTGTAGGATAGTTAAACAAACTAAACACTGTATTAATTTGAAACACTACATAATCTAAATCTCGGAATGTTAATAGGTTACTTTCAATCTTGCCCCAATCAGTTCCATGTCTTAACCATTCCGCTCGTTCACCGTAATGATCGATGCTACAGCTTAGTTCAATCTTTTTAAAATGTTTCCATAAACTGAGTATGTCATGATTTTTATATTTAATTGTACTGGCATTGGTATTGTATCTTAAAACTGTATCTGTTCTACCTTTTCTGATCATCTCTTCTAGTATAACATAATGTTCCTCAGTGATCAATGGCTCGCCACCTGCAAAGTATGCTAGGTCAATATGTTCTACATGATCTAATACTTCTTGTAATAGATCTCCTTTATGATCATCTGCGTGGATAACAATTGGTTTGTTTTTATCATAATGTCTATCTTCGGCGGCCCATTGACTACTAAATTCACTACCGCATGTCCTACACTTAAAGTTACAGATATTGCTAAATCGAATATCAAAATAATGCATTTTAAAATCTGGAACAGTTCCGTCGTCTAATGTAGTTGGAACAAGTTCATCAAATCGTTTAGCCCAATGATCCTTACTATATGTTCTAAAACTATAGGGGCCTACTTCTTCATGTTTGTAACAAAAGTCACATATATTGCTTTTAACATTGTTAAGCATGTTCAATCGCAACTGTTTCATTTTATCACTGTTGAATGCTTCTTTTAATGACGTGTCTTTGGTGCTTCCAAAAGGTGTAGAATAGTTATTACTACAGCAAGGATAGATGTCGCCTTTCGGAGTCACATTTAAATGCATCCAAGGGAACATACAAAAGATTTTACTTTCGTTTAATAAGAATTCTTTATTGTTCATTACAGTTTACTACACTTTTTAAAAAACTTTTCCATCTCTGGAAAAGTATTGACGAAATCAGTTCCGCGGCGTGTGTCTAGTTCGTTAAACCAATTGTAGAAATCACGTTGACCTTCGCTAATCTTGTCTTGGTCGTATTCAGTCGTTGCCATATAGTCAACTACCCGTCTAAACTTTTCAAACTCAACTTCTGAAAATTTAGTTGGGTCCTTGTCGTCTACATTCTGTTCCATAAACTTAAGACTTTCCTTCATATATTTCATAAACTCTTTTTTAGGAAGAATATTCATGTCGTACTGTAAAGGTTCTTTTAAGTACGGAGTATCAAATCTAACCATCTGAGGTTGGTCTGTTTTGTTGAATTGATTATAAACACTTCGCCACTCTAGGATTTTTTCCAATAAGCTCTTAAATGTTGTTACAGACAAGATGTTAAATGTAATCATAAAGCTAATAGGTTGCCCTGTGCCTTTCAAATAAGCATCTAAATTGCGTTCCCAAATTTTTAAATCTAAACCTGTTCTGATGTACTCAGCACGAGGACCCCACGTATCGATACTGGTATACAACTTAAACCTTTTAATGCCTTTACTCACTGTGAGATGATTTACATACTCAACCATTTTATCAACTAGAGCAGGCTTTACACCTAGGTTACTGTTAATATTCAATTCAAGTTTGGGCATTGGGTCTTCTTTGAGACTGCTCAATAACTTCCAAGTACTAGTATGCATCAAAGGTTCACCGCCTGTAATACGCAAAATACCTAATGTTTTACGCACCTTTGGCCACCACTGCCACCATGCATCAACATAAGGATTCTTTTCTTCTCTCTCATATAGATCCATCCAATCAATATCACAACGATGATTCTTAACCGAGGTTACCGGACCATACTGTTTAATCTCATTGTAGAACCGACTGCTGGCTTTAGGGTGACAATATCCACATTTAAAATTACACTCGTTGCCAAAGCTAACTTCAATATATTCCGGATTTACATTTTTATCCCAAGGATTATCTATAATTTGTTTGTAACGTTTTTCTGTAAAGATACTTGCGGTCTTAATATGGCGATCGCTGATGTAGTTTGGACCCATGTTCTCAATGTTCCAACAATACTGACATCCTTTAGTCTGCACACCTTCTAGCATTTCTTTACGCTCTTGTTTTTTAATCGATGTATTGTGCAGAGCACTGGGATTCTTTTTAAGTTCTGCTAGGTCAATCTTATGTGGAGCTGGATGATAACAACTATGGGTTTCACCTGTCTGTAAGTACAAAGTAACATGATGCCATTTGGCTAGACAAAACGTAGGACTTGTTTTATCTACTATAGAAATAATCTTTTTAATATATTGTTGCTGAGTTTCACTCATTATTCTTACCTTTGTTCAGCAAATCAAATTGCTGTCTTAACCAATTGTAATCATTGATCTTTAACAATGCTGTATGGTCGTTTGCAAATTCACTGGCATAGTCACAGGCCTGACTTGCACCCAAGGCCGCATACTTACCAAACTTCTTCTCTGGGTCGGAACTCAACCATTCATTGAGTTTGCCCATTTGATTGTTTTTATATAATTTAACACATTCTCTAAAGGCACTACGCCAGGTTGAGAATTCGTCTACGTTAAATGTTGTAACACAGCTAATTTTATCTTCGGCGCTTATCTTAGGCATTATGCCCGTGAACATATCAAGAGTGGTCCATTTTCTTTGTTTCATTAGGATACTCTTATTAAACAGTTTAACACCTCCATTTTGATAAGTCAAGTCATTTACCGGATTCTGGCTGCACCATACATAGGCACAGTCTCTGTCAAAGATACCCGGCTGGAAATCAAACTGCCAATCATCCACAAGCCAAGCATCACCATCAACTACAAAGAACATATCTGTCTTTGCTAATTTGGCGGCGGCCTTGTGAGCATTGAATATACCATCAACTCCATGTACACGTTTTGCCCATGGGGCCTTTTCTAATACACGATTCCAGTTTTCATCTGCATTTGGTTCCTTGTAGGATATAAAGACAACATCTAGATGATCTTCAAACAACGGAACTACTGTACCAACTTCTTTTTCACCAATAGGAGTATTGCACATCGATGCTCTAACCGCCCAAACTTTCTCTGTTGTTTTATTAGTTGCTAGATACCAAACATGTTCATAGGCTAGGTCATGCCAGGGCACAATGTATTCTTCATTGTATTCTAATTTAGGCAAGTCCGAGTTATAAGTGATATTAACATTTGGACTAATGTAGTCTACTATCTTGCTACCTTCTAATTCTTCTGTGACTTGTATAGTAAATGCCCATATATCTTCCTCACCCTCCTTAAAATGTTTTCTGTCTAGCATCCAAACATGTTCATAGTCAAAGTCGTGCCAAGGTATTAGGTAATCTAAATCATAATCTAATTTAGGTAGCTCGGGATTGTATATTACAGTAAACTCAGGAGTAATAGTTCCTAACCATTTCCATTCTTTAGGCCTGCGCCACATAGGCGTAAATTTTATAACCCAAAGACGTTCATTGTTTGTTTGATGTATAGGATCTAACTCATAGGCACATTCGTGTGCTAGATCATAAAATGGAGGGCAACAATCGTTGGCATCTACTCCCAGGTCAGGCAGATGTTCATTGAATTGAACAAGCACGTCAGGAACAACATAACCCATGTCTTTAGTACCTAATATTTCTTTGCCTATGGGTTGGCAACTAAATGCCCATACTTTATCATCTAATGGATTAAATCTAGGATCTATATACCATACTAACTTATAATTTCTATCCCATTTATTAGGTTCAAAGGTGCCAAAGGGATCATCTTCATAGGTTATTAGTTTATCAATGGCCGAGTTCCTGGTCCAAGCAAGTTTAGTCTTGACTATCTCAACAGTTTCGTAGCCATGATAGGGATACCAACCATCTTTGAATATCTTAGCTATCCATTCACCTTCATGAGCTACAACTATGCATTTCCTAGTGTCGGGTAGTTCTTCTACATAATATTTTAGATCAGTTTTCCATTTTTTTGGAATATCGTTATTTGGATTGATTACAAAAAACTCACTATGACCCTGTCCTAGCTCATAGAGTTGCAGATCGTACTGAAGGTCGTAACCTTGCCAATCGACAGCAAGAGATTCTTCGTGGGGAATTTGATAGATATTTTCTAGCATTACTACTAATTATCTTAATAGATAATGCTGTTAAAAATATCAGGTTGGTAGTGGAACTAGGCTTGTATCAACTATCCAAGTTTCAGGTGAGAATGATGTAGCAACAAAACCTCTAAACAATCTTGTTCGAGGATCACCTGGCACGGCTGCTTCTAACTGATAGTAACGTGCTGGGTTGTCTATAGTTGAATGATAATGGAATGCTCTTGTTAGATTTGCCATTGTTAGATCAAAGGCTGTGTCGCCTGATGGTTCTCTTAGATTGTTTATTTCAATGTTTACTAGATCATATCCATTATATGTTACAACAAACATTGAACCAACACTTTGTTCAAATCCAAAATAATCAGCATAATCTAAACCGTTGGTAGTTTTCTTAACGTATTTTGGTAGACCAATGTCGTTGAGTTCACCACTGAGGTAGGTGCCAGCAACTGGTAACGGAATATTACAAACGGTTGCCCAGTAAGGATATGGTTTGTCTATAGATCCTGCGCCAATATACAAATTTTTCAGTACAGTAAAAATATTCCCGCCTTCCGAATATATAGGAACACCGTCACCCCCTGAACCAACACCAATAGTAACAGTTTTAATGCCGTCAAATATGTCAAAACTAATTCCAATTATGCTGTTGTTGCCGGCGCCTGCACTATACCAAGTAGAAAGATTTCTATATTTTGTATAGTCAATGTCAACATAGGCCTTATTGCTAATAGTAGTTGATCCGGCGCCGACTACTGAAATAGCCAATGTAGATGTATAACCAGTTGTGGTATTGTTTACATTGTCAACATAATCTGGGTCCCAAAATAAATTAACAGAATTAGTGCCTGTGGTAAAAGTCCAACCTGGGCTACCAGTTAAGGAAGCATCGAAGGTTAATACACTATCTAAATCATCAGCACCGTTTACTATTGGTACTAACTCAATAGAAGTTGAAGATGTTAATCCTAGTACAGTGGTTGTAAATGTAGCACTAGTCGGCGAAGCTCTAAAATTAAAAGCTGATATTACATTTTGAAATGTATCTATCCTGTAATAAGGGCTGTCAGCATTTGAAACTAACAGCAGAGATTCAGCATATTCGCCCACATTGGCAGAATAGTAACTTAGATTAAATGTATAAGATCCACCGGGTGATATCTCGGGTTGCAATATACTAATGTCAACATCAACTATTGCTTCTGTGTCATAGTTTGTTGATGTAGTCCTTAATAATTTAACTACTTGAGTTCCGCTGTTGATCACAGTTACCACCTGTGCTGTACTGGTCGTGTTTGGAAAATAGGTAAATGTGGCCAGTGGAGAAACATATAACATCTTTGAATTGGCCGTAGCACCCGTGACTGCAAAGGTTGCACCATCTAGGGTTTCTGTAGTTTGTAGAACGGGTCTTGGAGCACTAAACCCTCCAACGGCAGAGCCATCGGGTCTTTTAAAACCGATGTAGCTTTGAATAGGTACGGAAACTGTCGATGTTGAAGGCATAATTTATATTAATTTAGTTAGAAAGGCACTGAACATTATTTGGCTTTCCTATACAAGGATATCCATGATTTTCTTGCATATCTTTTACTCACAACAACTCCGGTTAAAGTCATTGCTGTTAACCAAACAATGCTATTTGGTATGGATAATTTATTGTATTGATTTCCACGTAACATACTTGTGGCATTATTAAATGACCATTCTACATATTTAGATGCAAATCCAGTTCCATTTTTGAACAATACTGGGAGAATAAATCTTGATCCAAGAACCTGATAGCCTCTTCTGAATGCTTCTCCTAATACCGTGTTGTGCAAAGACTGTTCACACCAACGTATTAATTCTAGTTTTTCAGTCATAGACCATGTGCCTAAATTAGTCAAACTTGTTGCTATCACACATCCGCCACTGCTGCCGCCTGCACCACCTGACGCAGAACACGAGGCGCTGACACCGTCATCGCCACAGGGTCCCGGGGCGTTGCCACCTTCGCCGCCGCCTCCACCCCCATCAACTACAGGAGCAGAAGATACAACTACATCAGCATCTAAACTGGCTTGATCTGAAAATCCGTTGACTGTTCCGTTGATTGTTAGTATGTTGCGATAAGACGTCAACTCTCCACTAGAGTTGGTATAGTCCAGGGTAAAAGGTATGCTGGCAGCGGGTGCTAGACTAACTGCTAAACCTGTAAGTGTTGGATTGGTATAGGTTGTGCTGGCACCAAAGCCCGAAAGGTCGGCTCGATGTTGTGTGCCATCGGCAGTGGCAAATACTAGGCTACTGACCGTGGCCGTACCAGTACCATAGTTATAAAGGGTAAATGTTTTGGGGTCTTGTGGGAAAGGCATGGGGTAGTCTCAAGTTATATAACAATATTCCAATAGCCCCTATTCGGTACTATCTCTAGATCACGTCTCTTATACTTGACCGTGAACAATATTTCATCTTTGGCTGCGTTTCTTTCTACTGCCAAAGATATTCTAAGGGTTCCGCTGGACCAACTTTTAGTAACCACAGAGGTATCGGGGTTGACAAAATAGGGTCTAGTGTACTGAAACCCCCCTTGATTTTTAACATAGTCGATAAAACCAACCCATTGTGTGTCTATGGTTGCTGTAGTACCTGTATTGACGTAAAATGGCTTGTAAATGAAGTATCCGCCTTGATTAAAGAAATAACGTGCAGTCAATGGTGTGGTCCAGGCTGCATTGACCTTGTGTGTGATCTCAGAAGTGGCCTCCATGTCCCAGACCAAGGTCCTAGTACTAGTACCGTTGGTGGTGTTCCAAGTTTCATTGGTCACAGGATCCGCAAAAAACTGATTAGGGTGGCAGACGTATCTCTGAGGCTCAATTTCGTTGATCTGTGCATAGACTGCGTTACTCAGGGTACTACTCACTGTGGTGGTGTTGGTCACTGTGGTAGTGGCTGTGCTTGCGTCAGTGACGTGTATGAATATGCTGTTAAGATCGCTCTGTAGATAATTCCAATCACGGACTTTGATCCTAGTTTTGGTAGTAACAGGACCGCTTACCAGCAGTGGAACACCGTAGCCATTCTCTCCAATACCAATGATGTCATTGACAATGGTATAGCTGTCCATGTAGTCAGCGACAGCCACAGTGGCAGTTGATCCAGGAGAAATGGGTAAAGTCATAATCAACTATTTAGCCCTAGTTTTATTTGACAGGTTGATCAAACAATTAAATACATATATAATAGTATATAAGATAAGGAACAGCCAAATTGTCTAAGAAACTCGGAATCATACAAACACGGGGCCTAGGTGACATCATCATAGCCTTGCCCATAGCCCTGAACTTCCACGAACAAGGGTATCACGTACACTGGCCCATAGTAGATGCCTGGGTAGAACAACTCACAGCACAGGCCCCCTGGGTCAAGTGGATACCCATTACCCCGGATCAAGGCCCTTTCTTCTATGACATACCCAGAGAACGCCTAAAGAACTTTGGCTGTGACGAGATCATATGCTTGTATCAAGCATTGACAGGACACCCACATCTTGTCCAAGAGCCCTGGTTCCAACACACGGCCTTTGATCAGTACAAGTACATACGTGCAGGTGTGCCTTTCAAAGACAAGCTACGTTTACCGGAGTGTATCACCCGTGACCCAGGGAGAGAATCAGCTTTATATGATCAACTCATCGGTGAGAACAGCCCACCCTATGTGGTCACCCATTTAAGCAGCAGTGAGCAGACTGTGCGCTACGATCCACAGATCATACCCGAGGGTTGGATGACCGTACCCATATCAAATCAGGGCCGCATCTTTGATTGGATCAAGATCATAGAGGGTGCAGAAGTGGTTATAATGACTGACAGTGTGTTCGCTAACCTAGTAGATGGATTGGATATACAGGGTCCGGAACGCTACTTCATCCCCCAGCATCATATACAACTGTCAGCAACCTTATTGGGCAACTGGAGTTATCTGCACAATCCAGAACTCAAACCCCAAGCCCGTATATTCGGAGCAGGATAACATGAGAATACTAGCACCCATAAGCCTCGGCGAGTTAATTGATAAGATCACTATTCTTGAGCTGAAACAAGAGTTGATCAAAGACCAAGCCAAACTAGAGAACATCCGCTACGAGTTAGATGAACTCAACAAGATTTTAAGTAACCTACTAATTAAAACACCCCTACAGGATGAGCGTGAAACGCTCAAAGCGGTAAATCGTGCGCTATGGGACATAGAGAACTTCAAACGTGAGTGCGAAGGCAATGGCCGCTTTGATCGTGCGTTTATAGCTGCTGGCAGAGAAGTGTACCTAAAGAACGACGTCAGAGCACAGATCAAACGTGATATTAATATTAAAACGGGCAGTAGTATAGTAGAAGAAAAGAGCTATAAGTAAACTCTCTTTACTCGTATAAGTCTTGTTCACGACGTCGAGTCAACTCAGGATCTAACAAGTAAGCCCAGAATAGATCAGTTTCCCGTACATGAATACAAACACCAATGGTCTGCATGTGAGTGTATACAGCTATGGGATCAAAACGATCTAGCTGATCACCTTCCAAGTAAGTGTGTACGCAACATAATCTCATAGTGTATATAGTTATACATGAAACTGCCCGATGCTACTGTAAAGAGCGACTAGATCATATATATACATAAACTCACAATGAGTGTGTACATGTGTGTATGTGACTAGTATAGCATAGAACACGTATACAACAATACCCCGCTGTAGCCCAAAGCATATATACTGTAGATCTAATGTGTGTATAGTGTGAATACCCCGCTGTACGGTCTCTAGGATCTGCGTCTGCCAGCAGTTCAACAACGCTAGTTGGTGAGCTGAAAGCAGTGTCCGAACCGTGAATACCCCGCTGTG